GGGTACGCACTTTACCATAGGTTAATAAAGCGGATAATATTTTCAGCATTTTTATACGCACTTTGGTCATGCCCTCCAAAGCGGGTTTAGATAATTAGCGCTCCTACGGCCACATAGGGCCAACCATCTACGTCAATTGTATCATTTTAATAACGAATGTTACGTCCTAGCGCTACCAAGCCCTACAACCCCCTTAGCGTTTTCAACGTATCCACCACCCTTTTCAAACGGGGCGGCTGCGGCTTGTTCAGCACGGGCTACCTGAACTTGTTCGGCTATTTGATTGGTTCCAGCAAATCCAGCAAGTTGTGAACCAATAAGTTGATTAGTGCTTACTGTTGGTGTCCCAGCGCCTGGGCTTGCCTTGGTAAGGCCAACGTCACGACTGGCGTTAAGAAGAGAGTTTTGAATTTGACCCACTCCGTAACCTAACTGTTGATTGCCTTGAGTAGCCGCTAATTTGGCCATATCAGCCAATTGGTTAACACCTGTTTGGTCAATACCCTTAAGTCCGACACGGGTTGCGTAATCTTGAATTTCCGCTCCAGCAACTTGACGTTGCATAGTTTGAATGGCATTTTTAGGGTCCATAAAATAATGCATAAGGTTTGCTGGTGATACCCCGTATTGTTTTTCAAGGATGTTTTTAGTGTTTTGGTCGGCATTAGATACGGCTGCGTAAATGTCTGTAACACGCTGTTGATATTCTGCTGCGGAAACATGACCAGTAAGCAATTTACCTATGTCAGCCTGTGAAGGCATAGGAGCACCATATTGTGTTGCTGAATTTTGAACAGTAGTTGAGTATTGCGTATATTGTGATTCAGTCATGTGAACAGCGCCAGGTTGATTATTGTAATCGTTAAGTCCTGGAAAAGCAGCATTGTAATCGGCTTTAATTTTTGCATCGGTGGCTTTACCTAATCCACTAGGAATATCTCCACGAAAAATGTCAAGCAAAGCATTTTGATTTACAATGTGGTCACCGTTAACTGTAACCAATTGCTGTACAAGACTACTTATATAATCTTTTTGCGCTGCTGTGTAATTCCAACTTTCAATAGTATTTCTAACATTGTCAATAGCATTTGCTTGTTGTGAAGCAGTAGCCGATGATATACCTGCTGCGGTTTGGTCACCAAGTGCTTTGGTTAATCCAGCAAGTGTTGCTTTTAAAGAAGATACTTGTGGGCTTTGTACTTTGCCAAGGTTAAAATGAGCCTTTGTTAAAGCGTCGTAAGCGTCGTTAACTGCTGTTCCGGTTGAGGTTTCGTTTAAATTAAGGTGGTCCATTAAAGCCATGCCCAAAGCAGGGTTTGAACCAGACAGCCAATTAAGGGCACTTAACAAAGTTGATTTTGTTGGTGTAACACCTATAGAACTACCTTGTGGGTAATACAAAAGATTTGTTTTGGTGTAATCGGTTACCACCCCCGTAACGGGGTCTGTGTATTTAAGTGGAAGTTTTGGTGCAAAAGCCTTAATAAAATCGCCAAGGTTTAATTGATTGCCTTGGCTTGCACTAAAGGTTGAACCTTGATTTGGTTTTGCTTTTGTTTTTGTTACCATTATTGTGCTCCCCTTGGTGTCTCAAGACCTTGTTTAAGATTGTTAAGCATTGAATTAACTCTTGCGTGAGCCTCTGGCGTATAACCCCAACCAAATGAAGGTTCAGACATAAGGTGACTTTTCCATTGGTCAAGCGTCATGGGCGTTGGTCGCCCAGTTTTTTCGTCTATTCCACCTTGCAAGGCAGCAGCAGATTTGTGGTCGTTAATAAAATCAGGTTCAAATTGCTCACCAAGTGTTTGTTTTCCTATTTGACGGTAAGGGTCAAGAAGGTGAGCGGTAGGAATACCTGCGGCAATCTGTGGAGCAAAAGCGGGGTAAAGACCTTGTGCGGTTGTTTTTAAGTATTCTTCAAAAGCATTAGCCTTGGCAGGAGTTACCCCACCCTCACCAACAATTTCTCTCAATGTTGATTCGGCCATGGGTACTTGATATTTATGAGCAAGGTCTTTCATGTCTGACACGCCCATAGTTTTTTCTTCTATTTTTTCTTCTGGCATATTATAAACCCTTCGTTGGTAGTCCTCGTAGAACTGATGTCATAAAATACGATTGTTTTGCCCAGTATGGGTTGTTTGTTGCTTCGTCGGTTACCCAGTTATACCATGCGCTTTCAACTGCTGAAGCATCTGTTTTATCACCGGCAGCAATCAAACCTTTTACTTGACCAATAACTTGATTGTATTGACCAAGAATGTTTTGAAATTTGTCTTTTTCTGTTTTTGGCAAAAGTTGTTTTGACACATTAGGGTCAGCAAGCATTTTTGTCATTTCGTTGTACGCTTTAATTTCTATGTCATGTTTTTGACCACCATTGAATGATGCAAGCCAGGTTGGGTTAGTTGAATTACCATACGCTTGTGCAGCGGTTTTTAAAGCGTTCCATTGTGTGCTAGTCGTGCTCTGTCCAGCCACATCACCGTTACCACCAAATTCTGGTTGTGTTGCTAAATAGTTGTAGTAATAATCGTTGCCAGCAGATACAAGAAGACTATTTAAATAATCTTGTGGTGCTTGACGGGAACGAAGTCCAAGTGACATTTCAAGCGTGTACGCACCTGCGTCGTAAGTTGAATTACGGTCAATAAGGTATGCGGCGGCGTTTGGATATGCTTTTGTAATTTCTGGGTGATTTGTAAGAATTTTAACCGCAGAACTTGTTTCTGGATAAGTAGCATACGTAGACATACTGTGCGCTGTTAGGTCCAATACATTGTAAGGGTACAACTCACCAAATTTTGTAGCGGCTTCTGCAAAAGTGTATTTATTTTTAGTGTCGGGATTAATGCTATTTTGAATAGCAGAAAATTCTTTAGTTTTAGAAAATTGGTTATTAAGAGAAACGGCTACTGGCGTACCAAAAGCAATCACACTTTTTACAAGCATCATAGTAACAGCAGCGGCTTTGGCACGGTCTAGGAAATCTTGGTAATACGTGTGGTCATTAAACAATTTTGTAATTTCTAGTTCAGCGTTTCCTCGACAGTAAGTTACAATTTCGTCTTTTGTCCATGGCTTTCCAGTCCAACTATTTACGCCAGTAAAATCCGTGTTGTTAAAAACTTTGTTGTATTGTTGTTTAAACAAATTATCTACAGCGTTGTTCATAATTGAATTTTGCGCACTGATTTGAGCGGTGCTCATAAGGTCGGTTGCCCCAAAAGCACTGGCTATAGAAGTTGCTGAGTCAAGTAAATTTCTTCCAATTGTAGATGGGAAAAAGTCACTTTGCATTGAAGAACTTTGAGCAATGGGTCCAAGAAATGCAGAAGACATTTTTTTGGCTAAAGAATTAGTATCTGTTCCGTAAAGTTTTTCTACCAATTTTACAGGAATGGTAACAAGAGGTCCCCATGATGGTCGAGCAAGTCCCAAAAGCCCTGCAAAACCGCTTTGAGCGCCTGTAGGGAATACAGAAGCAACAGAACCTGGGTCGGCAGCAAGACCAAAACCAAGACTGGTAAATGGAGATGCGTCACCACCCATTGCAGGAATGTTTGCGCCCATTACTCCAGCAACACCCATAAACGTTGCCCCAGGAATAGCAATGCTTGGGTAAGCGCCACCAGCACTTAGGTTACTAATGTAATTAGTTACACCAAGGCTTAACTTTAAATACTTTTCAAATGCACCTGGGTTTTCGTGCAATACACGGAAAGCACGACGCCAAGCCTGATTCTGAGCAAAATAAAACGGAGCCGCAACACGCATGTTAACTTCAAACATGGTTTTGTCTTTGGGGTTGTGAACATATTTAATCATGTTGGTCATGGCACGTTGGTCGGCAACAACTTGAGCCGTTGCTTCGTCAATAATGTTTCCATCTACCATTCCACGTAATGCTTCCATGGCGTTGTGGTGTTCAAGAAGAAAGATGGGTTCACGAACAAGTCTGTTAACAATTGGTCCAAGAATTTTGTCGTGACCCTTTTGTGAAATGTTTTTAAGAAAATCAGTAGCAGATGCGCTACCAAGAGCGTCGTGTGCTACTCCACCAGGAGCGGGAATGTGCTTAGGCTCTGCACCTCTTGACATTTTTTTTACGTCAGCAGCAAAAGCCATTTCATCTTTAATGTTTCCAGTAGCCGCTTGGTCTACAAGAGTAGAGTGAAATATGGTATTCCCTCTTGAATCAAGACCGCTAACACTTGCCATAACGTGTTCAACAATGGCGTTAGCCCAGTCTTCATGTGCATTAGCACCGCTAAGTGGACCTGTCTTCATGCGCCCTGTGTCTCGTGCAAATCGTGCACGTTCTGCGGGGTCCATGTTTTTAATATCTTGCAAGGCACCTTTACGTAATTCATCTCGCAATGCAAGTACTTGTTCGGGCTTCCTAAAATCTTTTGCTCCAGCGCCAATTGCGGCTTCCCAACGTCCTGTTTGGTCACCTACAAATCCTTTAGCGCCAGCATTGTGTATGTCTCTCCACGTCATGTGAGATGCAAGAAGTTCACCTGTTTTTTCTTCTCCACGGGCAAACATAATGTCAGCCAAACGACCAAACGTTGGTTGAAGCAATGCGTCAGTTGAACCACTTGCAATGTTCATGCGTAAGGCTTTGGCGTATCCTACGGAACCAATGTTTTTAGATTCAAACGATTTGTTGCTTACTGCTTGTGCCAAAACAGATTCGCCCTTGTCATTTAAACCAACAGTCGTTTTTAAAAGCGCTGTTTTTAACGTGTTGTCGTTAAATACAGTTTCGCCTACATCGTGAACGCCACCAGGCAAGTGACCATCATGGCGCATAATCGTACCAACAAAGTCTTCTAACATGCGGTCACGTCGTGCTTGGTCAAAACCTTTAATAAGGTTGCGTTCAATACCAAGCAATGCTCCAGCGACAACATCTCGTATAAGGGTACGTTCAGATTTGCCAGCAGCCGTAATTAACTTTGCACCGTAAACTTCATGTTTGGCAATAGCCTGAGTAATCTTTGCGTCGAATGAAGCCCAACCACCAAAACGAAGACTGTTAAGAGTTGCTTCTGATGCAGACACACGCAACGCCCATCCACCAGAAAACAACGCTAACGGAACAAATGTCTTACTTAAGAATCTATTAAGTCCGTCGACACCTTTTTGAAAAGTGGGAGTGTAAGGGTTTTTTTCTGCATGCCATTTTTCAATTTGTTCGTTAAATTGTTCTTTAAGAATCTTGTCGGCCTCTGCTTTTGTTTTAGTTGCCTTAACGTATTCTTGTGCATTTTTACGAACTTCTTCTATAGGGCGAGCAGGTGATGTCATACGAACTTCCATTTGACGAAGTGCATCTTCGTAAGCAGTTATTTGACCCTTTAAACCAGAAAGAACATCAGGGGCAGTATTAACGTTAATGTTTGGATACGTTGCCATAATTTCATCAACAGCCTGAGCATAAACTTCTTCGCCAACTCTTGCTTTGCTAATTTGAATAACTTCGGACAATGCGTTTATAGAACGTTGAAGATTTGCTTTTTCTACTCGCAAAGCATCGTAAGCAGTTGTAAAACGTTGTGAATCAATCAAATCAGGATTTGTGTGTGCTTCTTTAACAATTTGCTGAATGTCGTTTTTTGCTTTGTTGTAACCAGTAATTGCTTTGTTTTCAAGCGATGGGTTTTTTTCGACAGCATTTGTGTGGCTGTCTTTTACCCAACCGGTACCTTCGTCTTCAAGGTTTTTAATTTTATTAAGTGCATCTTGAGCATCAGCCATGTCATTGTTAAGAATGGCTAGGTTTAAATCTACCGCTATTTTTTGTGCTTCTGTAGTTGTAGGCTGTGCTTCCCACAATGCACGAAGTTTTTGCACTTTTTCGTTTTGTGTTGCAATTGCAGGTTTAATTGAATCGCCATAACGTAATGTTTGAGAAAAGTGCTTGTCAAGAAGGTTTTGTAATCTACGAACTTTTTCGTCAATGTACATTTTGTTACCAGACTGTGCAAGTTCACGGAAAATATCTCCCGCACCTTCTAGGTCATATCGAATACTAGATGCTTCACCCCAACCATCTTTAGCGTGAATGATTTCTTCTTGATTAGCATCCTGAAAACGAAATGGGTCACGAGCGCCTTGTGCTTCAAGTTGACCAGTGCTAACTTTTCCAATACGTTCTAATTGATTGTCTAATCCAGCAAGCCTTGGATTATGAAAATCAACAACCGTCTGTAATTGTTTAATAGTCATGTCTTGCGTGCGTGAAAATTTTGCAGATTCTGTTTTTGCAAAATCAAGTGAAACGCCACGTACTTTGGCAGCAAGACCACGAAGTTCAGCGGTTCGTGGAAAACGAAGTTCTCCTAAGTGGTTCATTCCAATACCTGCGTATGCTTCAATGCCAGATTCGGCATGAACAACTGCAGAAATGTCTGCACCGTTAATACCAGCGGCATAAAGACCTACAGCGCCACCACCGTCAAGACCGGTCATTTTTACAACTTCGTTCCAAATGTGGTCAGAAGAAGTACCAATAAATGTAGCCAATTCATCGTGATTCAAACCTGCGGTAGCACGGCGCATAACAGCGTGATACATAGCGTGACGATAAACGCTTATGTAATCATGTGGGTTTTTTGTTTGAAGAAGCAAATCTCCTACACCCTTAACAACGTTTTCGGGAAGTAATGACGCACGTAAAAAATCCATTATGGCAGGAATAGCGTTAACGCTACCCGGACGAATTACTGAGTTTTCAACTTTATTAGTAAGTTCATCAATATACATTTGACTACGGGTAAATCGTGTTTCTAGCCAACGAGCAAATGAATTTAAAGAACGAGTAGCAAGATTATTGTCAGCATAATTAAGTTCTGTTTTTGGCTTCATTGGAATTCCGCCAGTGTCTTTTAAAGTTTCCGCATCACTAGAAATTTGTTCTAAAAATTTTCCGTCAACTCCAAGTAAGTTTCCCGCAGTTCCAAAACTACTTAATTTACCTTTAAGTGCGGCTTTAGTAATTTCATACATGCTAAGTGTTGGCACCATGCTTTTAGTCATGGCAACGCTTTCGGCAATGTCACGGTGAATCTGCATTACTTCTTCAACGCTTTTTGCCTCACCTAATTGAGAAATAATATCGCTAGCCTTAATTCCTTTTTTGGCGTCATCAATGTAAGTGTTTCTAAAAGTGTCTGCAATTTCATTGGCACTGTGTGTGGCCATGTATTCAAATGCTTTACGTACACGACGGTATTGAGAAGCGGCAATATCAATGCTGTCTGCTCCACGAATACCAAGTCCACCAAACCAAGCGCCTAGGCGACCAGTAAAACCACCAAAAGAACGTGATTGTCCTAAAACTTTTCCGTATGCACCTAATGGGTCTGTTCCAAGCCATTTAGTGTAAAAATCTGTTAACCCAGATACAGGCGAAAAAAACATGTTGCCTTTGTCTATACCAAAGTATGAAGCAATCATTTGACCGTTAGTTCCCATAGGGTGCCCGTATTGGTCAATTGCAACACCGTTACGAACGTTAGGGTCATTCCAAATTGCAGCAAGTGCAGGATTCTTTTGAGCAGTTGCTTGAGTAATGGCGTACATAGTATTAAGTTTTACGTCAGTCATTGGTTTGCCAATGGCCTTAGCAACACGTATAACTCCGCCTAATGGTTTTGTAGCATATTCAAGAGTTTTAGCAGTGGCACGCATTGAACGACTTAATTGAGCGACACGACCAGCACGTTGTCCCTGTGCAATCTCTTGAGCAGCATCTTGTTTCATACGTGCCATCTGACGTGATGCAGCGGCTCTTACGGCTGCTTGGTCTTCTTCAGATAAAGTGCGTCCGGCTCGGAATGCTTCTCCAGCACTTTGCACCATTGCTGCGTCTTCTGCTGCTGTTGCACCTACGTCTGCTGCGCTAAAAGCACCATCAGTTGCAAACCCTGCGGCAAGTGCGGGGGCGGCATAACCAATTGCGTATCCCCAACCGTAACGTTTAGCAAGGGAATTGTAAAATGCCATGTTGTGAGACATAAGCATAAAGACGTTGCCGCTACTCCATGGATTAACCATGTTTCCAACAGTATCAATTACATTTTTGGTTGTATCAAATGCGTCAGCAAGACCAGAAAAATTTGTGTTCCAACCTTTAGGTCCATAAAGACCGAGAGTTGCTAATTCTGCTCCAGTCATACCAACTCGGTTATTAATGTCTTCAACAAATTTTCCTGTGTCTTTTGCAAATGAAAGAACACCTTTGCCAATTGATTCTGCGGCGTTAGGAAGACTATTAGGGTTGGTCCAAAAATTTGCTACATCTTTTGTAGCGTTTGCGGCATGGTCCCACATGCTTGCGGTGCTGTGCCACAATGAACTCCAAAAACCAGGGCCGTGAGATGCGTTAGGGTCGCTTTGCGCTTGATTAATAGCATGTTCTTTGATACCGCCATACATTGTTAGATATTGAACAGCGTTAGAAACTTGAGTTGAATCAAGACCGTTTTGATGAGCAAAACCACCAAGCAAAGAAGGGTCTTGTGTTAAATGAGGATTGTTTTCAACAATGTTTTTTAATGAAGCAGCAACTGGTTCTTTCATTGAGCCAAGTGCGGATTCACCTATAAAACGTTGGTCACGTGAATCTTGAAATCCACCTGATTCTGAATATATTGGATTTTCAGGCATTAAAGACCTAGAGATTTAGCAGACGAAGCAAGCATTGTGGCAAGTGAAGACGCTCCACTGCTACTTGCCGCAGCAGAAAGAATTTGTCCTAAATTTGCGTAAGATGGTCCCATTGCTTCTGGTCCCGCTCCAGGACCAAATGGCAGTCCTGTAGTTACAGGTTCATTAGGTCGTTGCGTTGGCTCTAAATGCGGGAACGAACCTGGTTGTGGCATGGGAGCCGCAGATGCTTGAGGTTGAGCAGAAGCGGAAGGTGATGAAGCCATTGGAACGGCACGTTGTGCCGCTTGCTGTACAGCAGCCTTGCCGTAGTCTTGTCCTGGAACTGTACTAATAGGCATGTTTAAATCTGTACGGTTACCGTACGCTGTACCTGGTGTTCCTTGGCGCTCTCCGCCTTTACCTTTACGTGGCATGTATTAAACTCCTGCTGGTGCTGGTGCTGGTGCCTGAGCAACTGCTGGTGCCATTCCACCTGCGGCTTGCCCACCTGGAGCACCGCCACCGTGTAATGAAGCAAGAAGTTCTTGCATATTTGGTTGGCCTTGCGGGGCACCACCTTGAACTGGGTTATCTGGTGATACACCCATTCCAGGTTGAACTTCTGGTGCACCTGGTTGAGGGGCACCTTCCGGTCCTGCTTGTCCTTGCATTGCTTGAGCCTTGGCCGCTTGTTCTTCTTGCATTTCTTTGTGAATTTTGTCAACTGCATCTTCAAGCGTCATGTGACGTTGTGCTTTCATTTTAGCAATACGAGCAATAATAGAAGGGTCTAGTTGACCTTGAGATGCCTGTTGTTCAAGTCCGGTAAGAAGTGCTTTACGCAATCCTTCAATTTCTACACGGTCTGCTTCCAACGCTGGGTCTTCAATTGCAGGGTCCATGGTGCGTGCTGTCTCGTTAGACATGATGCCCATACCTACACGCTGACCAATTGAAACAACCATAGCGTTAATGTCTGAACCAGGCATAGGATATTTAACATACGAAACTGTAGTGTCAAATGTTTCATTAGGTGTGTAATCTTCGTTAACAACCTTGCCATCTCCACCCATGAAGAACATAGAAGGTTTAGAACCGTAGTATGACTTCATAATTTGAACAGCACGTATGTTTTCCAACTCCATAGAGTTAGAAAAGATTTCCTGGTATTCCTGGAGTGGCATGTCAACTGCGCTGGACAGGACTGATGCGCCACGTCGGGCGGTACGAATGTTAGAACCTGACTCGCCTCCAAATTCGGCAGGAATACCAGCCGTAAGGCGCTGTGCTCGCTCAAGGCGGTCCAGTGCCATCGGTGCATCTTGGGTTTGCTGTGGATGAACAATTTGAATTTGTCCTTTATCCAAAATACCTCGAATGCCTTGTTTTCCATCAGCCTCTACAATTACACGAGGACTGGTAGGAGCGTTAGCAGGAGATACAACCCATTCGTCTGGGAACACGTTGCGGAATACTGCAATTGTGTTAAGTGCGTCTAACTTGGCTTCACGCTGGTACATACCAAGCATTTGGTCAAACTGACCCTGAAGACGGTCAAGTGTAATACGTCCAGCAATAACAACTGGGCAAATGTCAGAACGGTTAGGAATACGTTCAAGAATTATGTGCGACGCAACACCTTTGCCGGTTTCGGTACTGAACGCTTGAGCCTTTGGTTTTTCAGCACCAATAGCAATAAGTACTGTTTCCCCTTCGTCTAAGTATTCAAGAATTTCAAACATGTCAGTGTCGGATTTATCACCACGGTACAAAATAGATGTTTGTTTTGGGTAATTTTCCTTCATCCAACCAAGAGGTCGACGGTCTGCAAAAATGCAATCGGTTGGTTCCATGTTGTCTGGGTCAATCATTGGTGCAGGGAATGTCTGCAATGGGTTACGTACACGCCAATGTGGAATTTTACGTTTGTCGTTAGGGTCAAGCGATACTGGAGAAAGTGATACGGCAGACATACCGTATGCAGTTAAATGACGACTACGACGGCGAACTTTAGTTCCCATCTTGTTCATGTCCCACCAACCAAGGTTGGCTAGGCGACGGTCACGAGCACGATTGTCGGCAACCTGAATACCAGGGCGAAGTGAAGGGTATTGAACGTCTGGAAGAACCGACGCAACTCGCATAGCAAAAGCATCAATACCTTGTGCAATCAAATTGGGAATAGCAGGTTTTTCTGATTCGTCTAATTCTGGTAGTGGAACAATTACGTCACCGTTGTAGTGGTCACGTACTTCTTGCATACGTCGAAACATCCCACTGCGGGACATACGGCGCTCCTGATACATAGTGACAATCTGGCCAGCGGCCTTGTCGTTGTCAGGGGATAGTGCCATCTATTACCTCAGATTTGATAGTTGGGTATTTTTGACCCATTTGGGTCGCCACGCTGTAACGGCTTTATTTTGCGGTGCGTAAAGGTTGGGTAGGTTCCATTCAAAAAACCATTCGGCCATAACGCAGTCATCGGTACGCCCGTGGGGGTACCTGGTCACTTCATCAATCAACCTCATGGAGCGAACTTTTCCTTCACCCTTACCCATCAATCTTACACGACCAAACTTCCAATGCTGTGAAATTGTCGTAACACCATAATTGGAGTCTGATTTGTTGCTATTTGTGTTATGGGGAATTACCTCAACACTTCGAAGTTGCCGCCATCTTTTAAAATGGTCGTATTGAAGTAGGAACCTTTGAGCGGCATTTTGTTCCACAATCCAAACTTGAATTGGAATGCCAAGGCTTTCGCTTAGACGTTGCCAATCTTCCATAACCCCAGTAAATTCACCGGTATTGTAGTTGTAATCCAGAAACTCAGGGGCTTCCATTTTTTGACGAATAAGGTCCATTAAAAATCGTTGGTTAGATTCTGGGTGATAAACCCAACATTGAACAGACCAATACATTGTAGGAGAAGGGTCGGCCGTAGCCACAACAATGCAATCACGAGTGTTTAAACCAGGTGGCAATTCCCAACGGTCACGGTCTTTGTCAATGCAGCCTGGGCTAGTGCCATGTCCATATACCCACTCGTTTTGGACCAATACTTCATCCAGCGCCAAATCTTCTTGTTGATAAACAACTGCAAAGCGTTCCCCTCGGTTGGACATAAGGTTAGAAATTTCTCGCCAAGGGAGACGGCGAGGGTCCAGCAAACAACCGACGGGGTAAGCATTGCCCCCCCGTTTGTGATTCTCCGGAGAACACTTATCTTCGTAGTGGGCACGGTAGAGTAGGTGTTTGTACTTCTTGTCTTTGCGAAGTAGGGCAAGTTCTTCTTCGGTAAGTTCATCTTGTTTGTCCTCTTCTTCCTCATCAAGAGGTTGTACCATGTCTAAAGCAAATCGATAAAGGTCATCAGGAGCCAAACGCTGACCAATAAGAGCAAGCATACCTGCAGGTTCAAGTCGAGTTTCTGCAACGTCTTGGTACCAGTCTTCCATTGCTTCTCGTTGTTCTGCAGAGCGCACCTTGCGAGGGTCCACAAGGTCGTCCCAGAAACAGCCATCGAAGCGTCCTCCGATGAAACCACTATCCATACCGTAGGCACTAAGTGTTGGCTCCTTTTCTGAAATAGAACCCTGGTCTTCTGGTTGCATAACAATAAACGCTTGATTGGTCCATTGTTCTTTTTCCAAAGGTTTAAATCTACCAAAGTCTAAAGCAAGTGTTGATTCGGCATCAAGTGCTTGTCCACGTGATTTTAACATGTCATCGGCAGTTTCAGGTATAACACGTTCTAGTGAACGCTTAACTCGACGTAAGTTGTTTTGTGCAAGGCTCATAGTCGCACTACCAGTCAAAAGACGAATACCACGGTTACGGCAAATAGCCCAACACGTAATGTCATGCAACAGCGTTGTCTTACCCGAACCAGGTGGCATGTTCATAACCACGTATTCTTTGTCAGGCGATTCTAGTAACGCAACAAGTGCTTTACCTGCTTCTTCTTGCCATGGGGTAGAGATGCGACCAAAATAACGCATACGAAAATAACCAAAATCTTCTAATGCAGTTTTTGCTTCTTCACATAAATTGTCGTAATCTTTAGGGCCGCTAAGTTTTGCTTCTTTTTTTAATTCACGGTAATTAGTCGCTGAAGAATCAATGCCTTCACTAACTCGTAAATTTTGTGCAGCCTTTTCAACTCTATAAGCAGTGGCTTCTGAAAATTTAGATTTACGAGCGCTTTCAGCAATGGAAAATCCCGCTGCTCGTGCTTCAAAATATTTTTTACGTTGTACTGGTGTTACAGCCATCTAGCGATACAATGCGTCGTGCAATAGTCCTCTAATACGATAACCATTGGCGTTTGTGTCTCCAAGAGTAAAGAATCCACCGAGGTCATCCTTGAGGTCCTTTACGGCTACCACAAGGATGTAATCCTCGATGATGGGCATAACCCATTCTTGTTCGTCTAACAATTCAGCGTTGATGCCGTTGAGGAACTTAGGAAGGTTGGCTTCCAACCATTCTTTTAAAGAAACCTCTAAAGCATCTCCGTGCATTAAGCAGGTGTTGCTGGTGTTACAGGTGCAGTATCGGTTTTAACGTTAGTTGCTACCTGCGTTGCTAGGTGAGTTGCTAAAGCAATGTTGCTTTGTAATGTTGATTTCTTTACAAAGTGCAAAGCCTCTGTAAGAGTTGAAGCCAACAAACATAGTGATGCAATAAGACCCTCTACTCCGACAGGAATCTTAAAGCCTGGATGTACTACGGACAACACGGCGCCTGCTCCAGTAAGGATGGCGGTGATGTGGGGTGCAATGTATTTATTCATACTAAAAGCATAGCATGAGAAATCCCCCCAGTTATGTACTAGGGGGATTCTCGGAAGGAGGGTTGAAATCAGTGGGGTTGAGCCACATAAATACTATAGCACAAATATTTGGCGGAGGTGTCAAAAAAATTTTTAAAATTGAGCACCAAGGTGCAAAGCCTGCACTACGACTGGGACTGGACCCATTCTTCGAAGGGCTGGCCGTTAACAGTTAGTTTGATACCACGGCGTCGGCGAGTAACCCTGCGTCTGTACTTGGGATTAAAAAGCCAAGTAGAGAGGTCTGTACTATCCCGCCGGATTTTCATTACTTTTTTTTACGGACCTTGGACTTAATGGCTTCGAACTTGACCTTGGGGTTGGCGTACTTACGATTAGCCGTTTGTATGTCTTTTGACTCGTGCTTGTTAAATGGCTGGCCGCAGCCGCAGGTAGAACACATGCTTCTATGATAGCACATATGGTATCAAAGTAAGAAGCCCGACCCCATATCCCTACGGTGCCGGACCTTTTACCTTTTAGTGTCGGAAGTTACTAATGGGACAATGCCCACCTAGAACTATACACACATGGTATACACCTGTCAAGCACCTGGCTTGTGAAAACATTCACATACAAGTTACGCCACAGAGGTTATTTAGGTGGTACTCTTATAACAGCGCCGATGAGAGCGTTCGTGGGTGGAAGTCCCCGCCGAGTGTTAGTCCCCGTCGTGAGATGGCAGATACTAGCGGTAGTTAACCGGTTAGAGCGGTATTCGGTCGAACACGCATATACAGCAATATCGTGTATGAATTGTCCAAGTACTTTAAACGCATCGGACTCGCCTCGTGTTCATGACGGGATGGATTGTCCCAAGTAAGATACTTAAGTCTTTTTTACTTGGTTGGTGATGCGGGGCGAACCAGATAAAACGGTACGTAAGTGTCCTTTTAAAGGTAACTAGATACTACTCCCAAAAGATAGTGATTTTGAAAGGGGGCTGATAGGGTTTAGTTCCGGTAGTTTTCTTCTTGTCCAGAATGCTTCGCATTCCAGACGTTCGCCTTTTTTGTTTTAAAATAACGAGAATGACAGTTTGGCTAGTCCGAGATAACTAACTTTTTACTAGCACCGCCCTCGGCACATACCCGGTCAGAGACCGGGCACAGTCCTTGCCTCGTGCGTTGTTATGGTCACTAGTGCAATGAAACCACACAACCCTCCGTGACCCACGACACATGAGCATGACAACTGACACTCTGCTCATTGCTACTGCTTTCACGCTCTTTCAACAACTATCAGCCTAAATCATAGGGGAATGAGTGAGAATAGTGAGTAAGGGAGAGAGAGGGATTGGCTTAGCCCTTACTTTGACAGTAACAAACCACTTGCAAACTGCAACTACAACTGCATTAAATGCCACTTCGTGCCTCTGTGCCCCATGTCATTCCGGCTGCCTAATCGGCTGCTCGGAACAACGGGCACTAACTACAACTACATAAAACGCATGGCAAAGCCATCAAACTGTTGATTCTCCTGGCTATCTTCTACTCAATACAGCAAGAGTGCACACCCCAACGTACTTAGGCCTTAACTACGCAATAAAGGGGGAAGGGCGCCGTTTTTCCTGGGTTTTGCTCCCGCAGGCGTTGACTCGTTGGGCTTCAGAGCCCGCTCGTTAGGCTTCTGAGCCAAGCAAACTGGGAGAGCGGACGGGGAGCATAGCCCCCCGCCCACGTCCTACAAATCGCCATCTAGCCTACTTACAAGCCAAACAATCGACACGGTAACAATCACCCAAACAATGCACGCCCAAGGGTCACTCCTCGAGTCCCCGTACCAACTGCCGGAAACGTGAGCATGAAACCACAGCGCACACGCCCAGCCGGTCAGCAGAGCGCCTACAAAGACAATCCACGCCCTCATCGCTCACCTCCTACCGTCAGGCACATGCATTCATCGTAAGCGCTCACACAGTCCAAACACCACCCGCAGAACTCACAGTTACTCTCACCATCAGCAACACGAGCGCCACAGTCAGGGTTATCACAAAGCCACCAGCGAGCCTCAAATGAATCTTTCGGAGCTGAGTGCCTAAACATGTCGTAATCATACCCCCAAGCCGAACTGCTGGACATGTAGGACTGATTAGCGGGCTTATAGGACGAATTAGACCACCAAACTTCAGACGCCGACCAGTGACCAAGACCCTCACCAAGAATCATCAAAGGCATCTCGTCCTCGACGGTAAGAATGACCACCTTCGACCCAGAACCCTCCACAAAGCCCTCGAGCACGTCCCAAGCGTGAGGCTTAGACAACCCTGCGACGCCACCAAACAACCCGCCAAAAACCTCACGTGCAAACGTCTCGGAATCCGTCTGGTCACCCGTCGCCTCCAGTGGGAGCATGCCATTATGAGCGATAACAGTGCCACCCGTGCCAACTGGGAAGCCGTGACAGTTCTCAAGTTTCTTCGAGCCATGTGTGGCGATTCTGGCGTGGAAAAACCAAGCCAACACTTCACCACTCACCAACGTCTCAAAAGCCGAAATTGCCGTTCCAGCATCCATTGAACGACCAGTGAGCAGACGCCTAATTCCATCCATCTCAACCACTGCACCCCAACCGAACCCATCTGGATTCGACTTACAAGCCTGCTCAAGTTCTGCTCGTGTCGGACGAGCTGAGTCAACCCCAGCGCAAATGACGCACATCAGCCCGCCACCAATCCAAAAGCACCACCACGAAGCAAAACCGAAGCCTCATTGTGATCGTGTGAATCAACCCAAGCGCTAAAACGTGACCACTCCAAAGCACCACGCAAAACATCGTGAGCCGTCAGCGTCCTCGTGTACTCACGGGCAAAGTGAACCAGCGCAATAGAACCAAGCACACGCCCAAACTGAAGCGAAGGTCTAAAAATCCTGACCTCAATAGTCTCAGCATTGCTGAAATTCACAGCGTCAAAGTGATTAGCCGAGTAACGAACCTTTACCTTTGTCACAGTTTCGCCCTCGTTGAAATTGGCAAACGATGAAGAACGACGAGCAACACCCTGCCAATCCTTAACGTTTCGATTAAACAACAAACCAAAACGCACCTGATGACTGGCAGTCATACCCTTGCGTGTCATGTGAACATGAAGCCCACATTGCGACATCGTCCACGCTTGCATCTGACGCTCAGCAATCTCAGCAAGCCAAGCGCCCCACTGCTCTTTCGATTCATTCCAAGAATCAAAAGTGCGGGGATGACTAACCAACTCAAAACCCTCACTCGACAGACTGCCGTCCTCTTTCATAATCGCAACATCGCTAGGAATGTTTTCAGCAACAAAACCAACAGCCAAAGACCTCGAACCATTCGTGTCCATTTCCAACTCGATGCCGTAACCAACAGAACCAACGCCGTGCATGCGCCAGCCCTCCTCCGGCTGATAATCATGAGCCTTCACAGGACGTTCATCCTGAGCTGAGTCATAACAAGCCTGACAATACTTCTCAAAACCGTCACCGTCGTAAAACTCCACAGACTCAGAAAAAATAATCTCGCAACCTTCACACTCCCAAGAAGAATAATCAACGCAACCTTCGCACCATTCAACTTCGCCATAACGAGTTTGGACAGTAACCTCAGCGCCCGGGTCGCTGTGCTCACCGCACTCATCACACACAAAACATTCCACAACTGGCATCTCAAAACCTCCACAATCACGGGAACACCCCAACGGTGAACCACTTCAATGATTCTAAGCGCAAAACTTCACCCGTGTCAATAGTATTCCGCTAATTTCTTAAAAATAATACAAATGCCACCAAACACGCTAAAAAGCGATTCTAAAGACTTAGCGCCAAAGTGGACCAACCACCCACAAACAACAAAAAAGTCCGCTAGCGAGCAAACACCAAAAAACACCCATTTTTACCCCCAAAGTGGGGAACCTGCCCTAAATGAGTAAAAATCACAAAATTGCATAAAAAACCATTAGCACTCACACGCCGCAACTGCCAACATACGAACAAATGTTCGATTTTCAAAAAAAAATTTTCCGGGCTAGCGCCCGGCTACGCATCTCAGACAGTACCAAGCCCTCAAACTACAACTACAACTACAACTACAACTACGGGTCCCTAATCGGGACACCATTTCCGGTTCCGCTGGACGCTTCAATCCACGCCACAGCAAACTCGACCCCCGCTACTCGTGATCTACAAAACTATATGTGTGCAAAAATCATAGCGCAAGCCGGATTATCTGTCAACCGCACGAAAATGTGTAGAGGCACACGGATTATCTGTCAACCGCATGAAAATTAAAAGGGGAGTGCCCCTGCAAAAGCCTAGAGAACTTTCACAGGGGCACAGGGGTAGGCATGGGGCGTTGGGTACCCATGCCTACGAACTATAGAACGCCGTCCGTAATGGCCCAAAAGCCGTTGCTGACGCTGTATTCAACAGTACTAGCAGGGTCAATGCTACCTGCTAAACGGTCAGTACAAAATTCTACAAAACTTTCAACTGTCAATGGGTAATCAAGTCGTGACTCAGAATACTCATTAAACAAGTCAAGGTCGATAGTGTCGTACGTTGCTGTAATGGTAACAGTGCACTTCATGCTAACGGTCCAATAAATCGAACGTATGTAAGTCGGTTGCCATTTTCGCCTTTGCGGTAGGCACGTTCGTAACGTGGACCTGCAAACATGCGTGGCACCGGTATGTGGTTTGGGTTTTCAATAATCATAGCCCATTCACCTGGTCGCTCTTTAAGCATTGCATCAACCCGAGCCCACTTGCTTGTGCGCTTGACTTGGCCTTGACTGCTTGGTAGGGGTGTTTCCCATTTAATTTGCTCATTCATTTTACCCTCCTACAGGTAGTTATTTACTGCGTTATGTACATTTAAGCATACAACTTTAGACTTGTCAAGTCTTATTTTATTTCTTTTCTTTTCCTATAACGAGCCACACGAATGCGAGTAGCAGAATTATAGGCATCAATGCATGGCTGGCATGTAACATGAGATTCGTCCTTTGTCTTTTGGCGTCGATGCCATGCCCACCCTCGCTCGGTCCCGTGTTCGACTTCTTTGCGGTTAGGTGGTTGGTATCCAAGTGATACCGAAAGAATGCGTAGTTCGTGGTAATCGAGTCCTGCCCAGATTCCCCACGCCTCACGATGCACGAGAGCCCATTTAAGACAGTTTGCCTTAATGGGACACTCGGCGCAAATCATTTTTGCATGCATCTGTGAGCGATTGCGGTCGTCAAAAAAAAGTTTGGTTTTACCCACACACTTTGCTTTTGACCAATCAACCATTAAAAGTCGTCTTCAACGGCCTTCTTTTTAGCACCCTCGAAAGGATTACCTGTAACCTGCGCTGTTGCGAATCGAAGGTCTGGTCCAACAGCCTCAGCATTAAGAATTACCTTGCTTACAGTCTTACCTTCCTTGTTCTCGTAACGGTCTTGGTTCAAGTTACCGTTGACTACAACTCGGTCACCCTTATGTAGTGAATCAGCAATGCCCTGAGCAAGTGTGCCCCAAGCGGTGCAGTCGAAGTAAGAAACGTATTCTTCCTCGCCCTTCTTTCTGTTTACTGCAACAGAGAAGTTCACAAGGGCCATGCCGTTGTTGGTGAACTTTAACTCTGGGTCGGCGGTAAGTCTGCCTATAATGGTGGTACTCATTTCTGTCCTATGCTTTCTCTAATTACTGCTCTGTAAGTGTACATCAATAACCGGCCATTTGCAACAGTTTCACCATGTCTTCTAGTGTAACTACTGCATAGGCTCGACTTGCACTTGTGTTACGTCGCTTGATAACTGCTAGGCCGATGTCTGCCTTAGCGTTGTTCTTCTCTACCTCGGTTTCATCCATGATAGAAGCGAGTGTTATCTTGCCTACGTTCTTGCACTCAATCACAATGGCATGGGCAAACCCGTTAAGGTCACCCTTGTCAATCGTGTTTCCTGCACCGTAACGTCGTTCGACTTGCGGGTAGCCATTTTCGTTAAAGAACTTAGCAACGTCACGCTCCCACTGACTGCCCTTAGCCTTCTGTGGTGTCGTCATACATACCCATTTTTTCCTGTATTTTTGTAAGTTCTTTCAAAAGTTCTTCCTTTGTCATTGATTTACTAATTTCATCAAAGACGTTATCTTTCTGTGGTGTCGTCATCGTCCCTCTGTCTAGCCATAATGTTTTTCATTGCTGTTGTAATAATTTCTTGGTCAACGCCAAGCGTAATAAGTTCAGTAAGAAATGGAATCATTACAGAGTCCACCGCTTCATTAATTGACTGAATTAACTCCTGCTTTTCCATGGTACAAGTCCTTTCTGACTGCGTTCCTTAACCATTTTACTTCTTTGCTTGGCACTAATTCCAGCACGGTATCCAATTTGCAAATAATCGTTTAATGCATCCTCAAGACATTGCTCCCTAACCGGACAAGGAACACAAACGTTTAAAATTTTTTCCTCTACGATGTACGACTTGCCCTTTTGCGGATGAAAAATGTTGACATCCATCCCACGACATTTTGCCTGCTCTCTCCAACTCACTTTGCAACCCTTTTCATTAAACCTTCTTTAAAACCTTTAGGCATTGGCACTGATTCTTTAACTCTTTCCTCAATAACACGCTCCCATTTGTCACTCTTGGGAGTTGTGATAACAATAGCAGGTTTGTTAACTTTGGCGTCTCGCTCACGTTGACCAACCATTGCGTCGTAGTGCTTACGAAACTTCTCTGGAGACAGTATGACCGTGCTCCAGAAATCGTGACCCATGCACCACTTAAGCAACTCAGAGGCATGCGCCTCGTTGCGCTTGTCAATGCGAATCATCTTCTCAAGCACTGCCACTGCTGTGTCGTTAACACGTGGTGGGTTCTTGCCATTGTTTTTAATGCACTGCACCATCTCTTTAAGTAATCTCTCACCAGCAACCCACGTAGGTTTCCCCTTTACAGTCGGCGCCTTCACTGCCTTTACTTTTTCGATGGCTTCTGTCACTTCTTCTATTGAAACTAATTTGTCTTCAATTAAAGAGCAGAGAACCTTGCGGTAGTCAACGGTTGCCATTAGTTTCCCTAAACAAACAAAGCGCAATAATGGTGTAAGTTGCCAGGTCAAGCAAGGAATCTTCAATCGATTCGTTGACCATCTTTCCTCCTTGTGCGCCCTTCTGCAATCGTCTCATCTTGTCGTTCGCTCGTGCCATGCAACCAACCCAACCTGGGATACCAAAATCTTCACTCGCTCGTACGTTTGCAAACGGGTCGTTTGTCTTTCCATAGTCGGCTTGTTTCTTGTCATGCATAGCCTGAATCTCTTTAAGTATGTTTGTAAATTCAGTCATTAACAACCGTCGGTCCATTCTGGGTATAACCCGTGGTTCCTTGTCCAATAAAAATACGCTACTGCGTTTTGTTCTATCTTATTTGCTTGGTTTGGTGTAGCAGGTAGGCTAGGCATGTAAGAACGTGCAAACTGCCAAATGCCAGGCATGAACTGATACATTCCCTGCGCTCCTGATACCACGTTGGTATCAACCAACTTGTCACGACTCTCGGTGTGAGCAATACATTTAAATTGCAACTGCACACTTGGTGGCAATGCTGTTATGGGGTCGAATGAACGAATCCCATTAGCGACCATTGTCGTAGGTGCATCAACCGATGCAGTTGCTGACGGTTGTATAAAATTCATGGATAGGAGTAACCCACCCATTGCTAGTGTTGAACGTATCATTATTCACCTTTGGTCCTTGAAGACGGGTGAATCGCTCTCGCTAATTCCAACTCTAATTCACGAATCCTTCTGTGCGCATCACGTAGTTCTATGCGTGTACGTTCTAACTCACCAACTATTATCGTATTGCGGTCTTGTAAATACTTTATTTCATTTGACATCTGAACCCTCCTGTGGTTTAAATTCTGTCATTTTGTTTTTGTTGCTTGGGCAACGATGTACTACTTCTTCTGCTTTTTGTTCTACTAAAAGCAAACACTTTGGGCAAACCCATTTTCTAAACTTCATACCCCTCCTAGATGGTAATAAATGTAAACGGTGGCATTGCCATGTTTGAATGCTTGGCCGTAGTTTTCAGTGCTACACGGACTGCATTGTTACTTGTTGCTTTTTGTTCAGAAAGAACAGCAAGGCAACCAGTAGCAACAGGGTTACCGGCACCAACGCTAGCATAATTTTCTTTAAACTTTATTACGGACAAATCGTCATCAATTTCGTAAAGAAACTTTTTAGTAACTACAAGTAGGTTCCACTCACCGCTTACGTTGGCTTCATGAAGATGGTTACGTAAAGCGTACGGGTCACTTAAACCCGACTTGCGAGCAACCTCGATAACTCGGAATGAACCCGAGCCACCAATAAGGGAGTCGCCTACTTTCCATACCTTCGGTTCAGCAGACAACTGGTACAGACCACCTTCGTCGTATGCACCAGCGTCGCCACCAATTGAGTATGTTTTACCATCTGTAAAGCCAACAATGCAGGTCATTTAAAGTTTTCCGGTACTATGCCTCTGTAAGGCATCTGTTGGGGTTGAGGTTTGAAGGATGCTTCGCACTTGGGACAGAACACGTACGGCCGTTGCGTCAGCGCTACCATCCATTCGTGCTTGCATTCTTTCCACTTACTCATGATAACTCTAGGATTACTCCGACTACTTCTGCTTCGGATAGGTCGTTAAGTGACTTAAGTTCACGGCCTACTAAACCTTCTACAAACTTCTTACGCTCGACAGGCTCAGCAAACTTTGCTGATAGCAAGTCACGCATTGTCTCTGCCGATGTCTTTTCCTTTGGCTTAGCACTAGCCTTAGCCCTAGTTGCTGAGTTGGCGTCGTCGTCCTCATCGGCCACTAGCCCCAAGCAACTCATATATGAGTAACGACGAGCATAGGTGCACGCACTACCAAAACTTTGCATGTCCTCTTTGGCAAGGTGTAGTTGCATTGAGTAAGCAATGAACTGACCTGATTCGTGAATCAAGTAGGTAAGTAGAGAGTCGGTGCCATCTTCTGAGTGAGTGATGAACTGACTAACTGCAAGGCCATGCTTTGCTAAAACAGGTGCTGTGTGTTGCACAACCTCTGGTAGACCTGCGTATTTGCTCTTAAAGAATGGGTTAACTGAACCCTTTGGTACTGCACTGAACTCGGCTTGAGCCTTGACCAATGACATTGCTAATTCGTTAATTTCTTGTGATTGCATGTTCTCTCCTTAGAACTCTGAATTTAAATCATAACCGAGTGCCGCAAATGAAGTCATGATTGCATCCATGGTTTCAAGGCAAGCCTCGTAATTTTTTAGATGAGCAAGATAAACTGATGCCCCGTCTTCTTTTAACACAACAGCCCAGTCGTCCCCGTCTAAGCAATCAGGGTACAACGTCAGTGTAACATCGTTACCTGTAATTGTTACCATTGGTGAATCCATTACTTACTCTCTCTCTTTGTCATTGCACTACTTGTTATTTTTATTAAACCTGGTCCATCGTCCATACATACAGACTTAAAAGCACAATAATCGCACTGCCACGCACGACCGTTAGGGTCAAGCGTCATGAACTCGTTATCGTCGTCTTGTGCCCATCGGTCAGGTAGGTAATCCCTGTTAATAATAGAAGCAAATTCTTTAAGTCGTTCTAATTCTTCTAGTGCTAACGGTTCCCACTCTGAACGTGGTACTTCAAACTCAGCAAGGAATCGATTAACTCCTTGTATGCCAAGATTGTCAGCCTTATTCTTTGACAATGCTTCAAAACCAATACTACCCATAACAAGTGTCTCAATGCGAATCTCAGGGTTTTCCCCCTCAATACCCAATGCATTAAGCCCAGCCTGTGCAACTGCTTTACCTGCTGGCCCCTGTGGGTTGTTAATCGTACCACGCAAACGGTTCCAACCAACTTGTTTGTCAAAGGCATAAGTGCCCATGGTCTTTAGTTCGTAAAGAACGTGAGTGCCACCGTAATTGGTTCCAACGTCGTACGTGTCAATAAGAGCGTCACATGAACCTGATAGGAAATCTCCTATCATGGATGGGACTTCAAATTGGGCTGATGGAAAACGTCGACCAATTGCTTCTTGTAGCGCTTCGTGGACAATAGTGCCGAGGCCAGTGACCCATGCTCCTGCTTCGTCCATTGGCTCTGTTGGGTCGGCATTAAAAGCCGCATACCCTTGTTGACGACCACAAGAAAATGTAGACGAATAACGCAATGGTGTGTTTTTTGCCGTTGGCTTTGGCACTTGCGACTTGATGTGCAATTCCTCAACCAACAAACTTGTAATGACTGGGTTAGATACCTGATTCATACAACTCCTTCCTAGAGTGGATACAACAATACACACTTACAGGGGGATTGTCAAATACTATCTATTCTAATTTCATCATGATAATCGATGAGGTGGTCCATAATTTCTTGAAGACCATAGATAGAACGTTGAATTCTACAAATTTCGCATTTGTACCCTCGAAAATCACCCCTATGAGTTAAAACGTTTTCGCTTGTATCCCTATTTACAATTTTTGCGTAACTCATATATTTAAATGACCTCCAAAGTCATGAGTTGTACTTTTAACCGCAATAAGGTTTGCCTGTACGTAAGGAATGTGATTGTCGTGATGCCACTTGCTAGGAAAGAAACTGCGTAAGCATGACACTTGGAAACGTACACGACCATCAATAAAGTCAGAGTATGTCTTGTCGGTGTGATACCAGAACGAGTTCTCGTTCCAGAACGCAATGTGTGTTGGGTCTTGGAACGCACCACGTCCATCACTGCTTGGGGTCATAGATAGCAACATGCCACCGTGTGCCAACTTGTCGTAGCACCACTCCATGAACGCCACCTTGTCAGGCAAGTGCTCCATAAAATCGTGCGCACGGATAACACCAACGCTACCGTCGGCTATGTCCATGTCAAAAATGTCACCCACGTAATCAACACCAGGGCCAGGGCGTAGGTCAACGCCTAGAAACCCTTCAGCCTTGTTGTGGTGTGCACCCAGGTCAAGGGCAAGCAGACCCTCACGCTTAGCCCAAGCCACGGCGTTACGCTCTACGGTCTGGTGATACAACTCCACGGTGCCAGTCTGAATCTCGGCGTTACGTACAGTTTGAGTGTTGTCTGGATGTACACGTTGCAGGTACAAAATCTCAGGAATGTGGTAGAACTTGGTTGCCTGGTACATACGAGCCATAATGTCTTGGTCGTCTAGTACCTCTAGATTGGCGTTATAGCCCCCTATTTGGTCGTATAGAGCCCTTCGGAAGGCTCTTAGGTGGTTAGGGGCATACCAAATGTAAGAAAGGTTGTGGGGGTATGGTTCAAAGGATAAAGCACCCTTGTATCCATCCTCTACGTAATACTTCCAACCGTGGGCTGGGTCAAACTCAGAATCGTCTGGCTTGCCGTCCTCAAGAATTTGGGCGGTGTCAGAATAGACAAAGCCTACTTCAGGAAAGTTATCAAAGACCCACTCAACATCCATAAGCGCAGTGGGCAGAAGTATGTCGTCATGGTCTAATTCAAGAAGAATGTCACCCCTGCAATAATCCATGCACTCACGTTTAAGAGCACCTACGCCAGTGTGTACAGACCAATACACGGTAACCCGTGCGTCCTCTGGTGGTTCCCATTCGGCATCGCCGTTAAGAAGAACTATCCATTCCCAGTTGTTGTTAGTTTGCTCGTTAAGCGAACGGTAGCACTCGTTAAGATACTTAGGGTCGTGACTAGGAGTGAATACGCTTATCACGTTTCCTCCAGTGGATTGTGTTTTTGAGGTAGATTGGGCCATAGAACAGACTAGCAATACAGAAACCGTATTGGTGGGTTTTGAAGCCATAAATTGTCCACAAAAAAGCGTTGACAAAAAGAATTACCCATGACCACCACACTTTGCGTCCAGCAAGATACGCACCGGTCATACCAATGCCTTCAAGAATAAATGACCACATTAAAAAGAATACTCTACGTTTGGGTATTTCTTTTTCATGAACTGCACCAGTGGCATCTTCTCGTAACGTCGGCATAGATAGTCGAGCGATACAAACATGGGGTCGTAACTACCGTCACGTACCTCGTGTTTAACAATTATTCCTCGCCAGTGTGCGTTCCCCTGCGGGCCTTTATAGTCTTCATCATGGAGGTAGCATGCGCCCGCAACAAGGCCATGTTGGCTCTTGCCAGCGACGAATCTAAGCCCGTACGCAAGCGTCTGTTGGTGGCCCATCGTGAAACTATGGCCAATGGATTTAAGTCTCGCTTCAACGTTGCCTCCTAGGGGCTTGCCGGTCATTGGGTTGTAGAAGTAATGGCTGTACGCAACACCGTCCAACCACAGGATTTCTAAGTAAGGACTTACTTTCCATCCGCTTCGCTCGTAGTCGAGGTGGTCGGTGGTAACAACTCCCTCAAGTTGTGCATCCATTGAGACAGCACGGTTGATTCTATCTTCGTGGTTGCCAAGGAGGATGTGCCTCTCAGGGTTCCATTTACCGTGCCTGGTCTTACGACGATTCGCATTGAAGTCCGTGAGGGCTTGATTAAGTATTCTCCATGCTTCATTGGCTGCTTCTATGTCCTGTTTGTAACGGCGACCCTCCATAGCCTTCTTGCCTTTGTCATACATGGACAAAGACGGCATGTCTGCGTGGTCACCTAAGTGAATAATTTTAATAGGTTTATCGTGGAACTCGTCCACAATGTATTGACCAATCCATTTAAGATGGTCTGTTGGTACTCCAGCCTTAGCCTGAGTATCTGGAATAATTACGTGTGTTGTTGGTGCCTGCAAGGTAATTCTCCTTGTTTAGTCCGCCTTTCAGCATTCTAACACACAAGTTAGCAACAAACAACAATAATGTAATTTATCTTTCTGTTACTGCGTTTGCCACCTCAGCAGGGGTAATCGAGTACAAGTCGGGCCATTGCATTGCTTTGGGGAACCCTCCATACCACAAAGCACCGGCTACTAATCCAGAACAAATCCAAGTACGGGATTTACGTAGACAAATAGCGTCTGGAAGGATGTTGTCAATGGCACATGAAAGTATGCTAAGATAACTGTATTTCAAGCCCACCTGAGAGCGAGCGAACCTCAACACAAGGTCTCGGTTCGTTGTTCTCGGTAGTTCCACTACCTCGAACGTGCCACCAAAAGCAGATTCATCGAGAGTTAAGTTGTCGGTAATACCTTTAGGTTGCGCTTGAATGAGGTACCACTTACCGTCCACGTATCTATCCAAAATGGCAACGTGATTCCACTTTGAGTATTCTGAGTCGGGCATGAAGTGTTGTGCCCATCTAATACTCTTACCGATAATTCCTTTGGTTGAACAAAATACAAGGTCACCTGGATTCATCTTTTCCCTCTAGGTAATCGACACGTTCTTCTAGTGCCGCTAAATCGTAATCTTGACGTTGGTCAGTAACGTCTTCAATGTTCTCGTGACCGTGACGTGTAGCAAAGTACGTGCTTATGTATGCAGACACAAGACAGAAACAAACCAATTGCCATGTGAAGTGACTGACTGCTGTCTTAATGCAGAAGATGTTGGCAAGCCAGTAGCCCACCTCGGTCATGCCTGCAACGTGTGGCCTGCCTCGTGCTTCTGCCTGCACCATGAGTACAGAGAACACATTGGCTACACCAAGGGATAATGCGGCGAGTAATGCTATTTTCACTTGTCGTCCTTTAATAGTTTGTGTATTTCTTGAACCAGAGCATGTGTCTCTAGGTCTAGTTGGTAATCCTTGACCGAGTGCTCGGTGTCTTTCTTTTGCATCTCGTCAGAGATACGGTCTGCTCGCTTGGCTGAGATAAGCAACACTGAACCTTGTAGACCAGCCACCATAGAAAGCACTAGGTTAAGCCTGAAGAATGGTGCAGGGTCAATGCCGAAACCGGCAGAGAGAATCCATAGCACCATAGCGGTGCAGAACACAATAAGGAATGTCCACGTACCCATGCCATGACGCATAAGGTCTGCACATTTCTCTCCGAAGGTACGCTTCTTATTCGTAGTCGAGGTCACTAAGGTGGGTTTCGAGTTCTCTGGCGACACGCTTAATGGCTTTCTTATTCTTCTTCTGTTCCGACATAATTTCAACTACTACTTTTTCTATCCTGTCCACGGCGTCTCGCAGTGAACTACCGTGATTTGGCGACAACTCAGATTTCACTTTCTTCCAAACAATACGGCCAACAAAAAAGATAACGGGGAAAACAAATACTGCTAGTACTTGTGCAATGCTGGCAAGGCTATTCCAGTTCATGCGCTCGGAACGGGGTGTGCTGACGTTGCGTTCAGTTGGTTGGTGTTAAAGCGTAGGTAGGTCTGTGGAAGTCGTCCGTCTTGTGATACATGAACATACGAAGGGTCGCCTTCTTGACCGTGGGAAATTGTTAAAGGGTTCTGAGCGTTAGCACCAGACACGTCTACGACGAGTGCTGTGTGCCAGCCGGTTCCAGGGCCGTACACAATAACGTCGCCAGGCTGTACCTGAGCAAGGGGAATCTTGGTGCCGTGGCTAAGCAGTGTGCCGGTGTAGCCTTCGCCGTCATAGTTCTGACCGTTAGGGTCTGGTGCGCCAGCGTGGTTGTAGCAAAGGGTTACAAACGCTGAGCAATCAGCAAACACAGGCCACTTAATAGGGTTCTGGTTAATGGCTTCCATGCGTTGTCCACCTTCGGTGTAGTGGAACTGCTGGTGATGAGCCGCAAAGTACTTAGCCCA